ATGGCCATTGCTGCTGAAAACATCGCGCTCGGCGTCTGCGACGTGACCTTTGCGACGCTCGACCTGGGCGCCACCAAGGGCGGCGTCGAGGTGGCGATCGAAACCTCGACCTACGAGGTGACCGCCGACCAGACCGGCGAGACGCCGATCAAGGAGGTCATCACCGGCACCACGGTCACCGTCACGGTGCCGATGCTGGAAACCAACCTGACCAAGCTGCTCAAGGTCATGCCGCAGGCCGTCGGCATCGGCGCGGCGGGTTCGGAGGTCGGCGTCGAGATCCGTTCGGGCGTCAACACCGACCTGCTCGAAGCCGCCGGCGAGCTGAAGCTGCACCCGACCGGCCTGCCGGCGTCCGACACCACTCAGGATTTCCTGGCCTTCAAGGCGGCGCCGGTGCCGAAGTTCGCCGTCCGCTACGCGACCGGCGAGGAGCGGGTCTACGAGGTGACCTTCAAATGTTACCCGGACACCACCGCCAACAACAAGATCGCGGTCTTCGGCAAGCCGACCGCGGCCTGACGATCCGGCGCCCGGCTTTTTGCCGGGCGTCCAACCCGCGCCCTTCCCAATCCATTCCTTCCGAGGAAAGCCGTTCCCCATGACCGACATTCTCAACCTCGACGCCCTCAAGGTCACCCGTCTGGTCGTCCTCGACGGCCGGGAGCGCACGCTGCGCTCGATGACCGTGGAGCAGTTCATCGAGGCCGACGATTTCGACGCCAGGCTCGCCAACGCCACGGGCAAGGAGAAGCTGACGCTGCTGATCGGCAAGCTGCTGGAGTTCCTCGACGGCACCACCCACGCCGATCTGCTCAAGCTCGACATGACGCAGCTGATGGCGCTGCTGGCCTTCGCCCGCGGCTCCGACCTGTCCAAGCTGACCGACGCTGGCGAGGACGCGGACGGGGGCGCGGTGGGAAACGCGCTGGCCGGGCCGAAGTAGTCCAACTCGATTTTGGATTCTACTTCGCTCGGGTGATGCGTTTCTACGGCATGAGCTTCGCCGCCGTGCGCCGGATGCCCATCCGGGCCTTCTGGCTGCTGAACGACATGATCGACCGGGTCCGCGCCGAAGAGGTTCTGGAGATCCTGCCGGCGCACAGCGTCGCGATGGGCGGCGAGCATGTGAAGCGGATCGTCAAAGGTCTGCACAGCCGCCTCGGCCGCCCGCAGATTGTGGAGAAGGTGACGATGTCCGACGAGGACATCAGGAAGGCCCGGCGCCTTTTCGGTGCGCACGGAACTGAGTAAGCGCGTACTTACTGGAAGGATTCGTCATGGCTTCGAACGCCAACACTCTGACCGTCGGGCTCGATTTCGACACCGCGTCTTTCACCAGGGACCTCAGGGCAGCGACCGCGGCCATGACAAAATTCCAGAAGGCCGCCAGCCGGACGGACGCGCTGCTGTCCAGCCTGGCGCAGGGCTTCTCCAGCGTCGGGGATATGGCCAACCGGATGGTCAAGGCCAGCGGGAAGACGACCGACCTGAAGCGCAAGTTGGCGGCCGTCACCGGCTCGGCCAACGAGATGAACAGGGCTCTTCACGCCGGCGCGGCACGCGCTGGAAACTACGGCAAGACCGTCGACGACCTGCGCGGAGCGGCGCTGCGCACGGGGTCGGGTCTCGACGCGCTGACGAAGTCGTACGCCGCGGTCACTTCGGCCGCCAGCTCGGCCAGCATCGCCGTGGAGGACGTGCGCCGGGCGATCGAAGGCACGATCGGGACCGGCCAGCGCATGGGCGCCAGCAACGGAGACAAGCAACGCGTCTTCAGCGCCATCCGTCAGGTGGTCGGCAAGAACACGCCGCAAATAATGAAGACTGCGGCCGGTCCGATCGGCAAGGCCAACACCACCACGTTCGGCGCGGCCCCGGCGGCGGGCGGCGCCCCGGCTCTCGCGTCGCCCGGCAAGGACAAGCCGGGCGCGGTCGGTGGCCAAGGGAATGCGGGCTCCGCCACCGCTGGGCAGCCCGCCGCGAACGGGTCGTCTCCGTTGGGTCAGGACGATCCCGCGTATCTTAAAAGCCAGACCCTTCAGAACAAGCAGATGGTTGGAGTGCTGAACACCGATCAATGGCGCAATGACAAATACGAATTCCAAAAATCAAGCGTCGATCTTGAGATGGCTCAGCTCTACTACGAATACAGCCTGGACGCCGAGCAGCGCCTGCAGCTCATCCGTGCCGACGGGATCAAAAATTTCACGGAGAAATTTTCCGGCTTGATCACCGGTGTGCTGAGCGGACAAACGGGCATCGTCACCGGCGTGCGCTCGATGTTCGCAAGCATGGGCAAGTACATGCTTGATTTCTTCGCCAAGTGGGCTTCCCAGAAGCTCATGATGAAGGCGATCGACACCATCGGCGATCTTTTCGGCTTCGACTTCGGCGTCGGCGTCGGCGCCGGCGCAGGGAATGCCAAAGGCTCCGCGTCAGGTCCCGCCCCCGGAAGCGCCGGCCCCGGTGCATCGGGCGGCGTGCTCGGCCAAGCCAAGCCGGGTGGGGTGAGCGGTCCGGCCAACGCGGGCTCCGCCCCCGCTGGGCAGTCCGCCGCGAACGGCTCGTCTCCGTTGGGCAAGGACGATCCCAAGTACCTTCACGACCAGACGCTTCAGAACAAACAGATGTTTGGTGTGTTGAACACCGATCAATGGCGCAATGACAAATACGAATTCCAGAAATCGGCCGTCGATCTTGAATTGAGCAAGATCTACTACGATTACAGCCTGGACGCCGAGCAACGCCTGCAGCTCCTCCGCGCCGAAGGAGCAAAGAGTTTCACCACGCAATTCTCCGGCGTCATCACCGGCGTTCTGAGTGGGCAGATGACCCTCATCGAGGGCGCGCGCTCAATGTTCGCAAGCATGACCACGTTTATGATCGACTTCTTTGCCAAGTGGATTTCCCAGCAACTGCTGATGAAGGCGATCACCGGCATCGGCTCGCTGCTTGGCTTCGGCATCAGCAGGCCGTCCGACGCCGGCATGGCCGCACTCTCCAACACGGGCTCCAAGTTCCACGTCGGTGGCATCGTCGGCTACGACGGCACTGACCACGGCCATTATCCGTCATCACTATGGGCTGGTGCGCCGAAGCTCCACTCCGGCGGCTTGCTGCGCGGCGAGGTGCCGATCATCGCCAAGCGTGGCGAGGGCGTCTTCACCCCGGAGCAGATGGACAACGCTGACAATCTTCTGACGTCAGCGCTTACTTCTGGAAACACTTCACCATCCATTCATCAGGAGGTCACCGTGAACGTGAGCGGTGGGGCCGGCACGAGCGAACAGAACACTGATCTGGCCGACAAGATCGGCCGGCAGGTGAAGGCGGAACTGCGCGGTCTGATGACCGAGGAGATGCGCCAGCAAATGCGCCCCGGCGGTCTGCTGCGGGGAGGCTACTGACATGGCGTTCCCCATCTTCGCTCCGGCCATCCCGCCGAGCCCCGGCACGGAAATCGCTCCGGAGGTCAAGGTGCTCGCCGCCGACTTCGGCGACGGCTACCGCCAGCGCGCCGCCGATGGCCTGAACAACGTCCGCGACACCTTCGCCTTCGCCTGGGAGGCTCTGCCGGCCGCCGACGCCGACGCCATCGTCGCCTTCCTCAAGGCGCGCCTCGGCGCCGAGGCGTTCCTCTACACGCCACCCGGCGAGAGCGCGCCGCGCAAGTTCACCTGCACGAAGTGGGCGCGCAAGCGCGTGCGCTTCTCCTATCACCAGATCACCGCCACCTTCGTCGAGGTTTTCGACCTATGACCACGGCGACCACACCCCGCAGCGCCGCCCAGGCGAAGATCGCCAGCGAGGCGCAGAAGGCGGCGACCAGCCCCTACGTCGTGCTTTACCAGCTCGACGCCCGCGTCCTCGGCGGCGACGTCTACTGCTTCACGCAGTCGACCCGGGAATCGGCGCCGATCACCTACGGCGGCGTCGAGTACACGCCGATCGATCTGGAGGCCGACGGCTTCGAATGGACCGGCGCGGGCACGCTGCCGACGCCGCGCGTCCGCATCGCCAACGCCAACCGCGCGATGAGCGCGCTCGTCGGCACCTACGACGACCTGCTCGGCGCCACGCTGACGCGCATCCGCACCTTCCGGCGCTTTCTCGACGGCGAGCCCGACGCCGATCCCGGCGCCCACTTCCCGCTCGACATCTACCGCGTCGAGCGCAAGGTCGCGCTGACCAAGACGCACATCGAGTGGGAACTGTCGGCGGCGATGGACCAGGAGGGCAAGATGCTCCCCGGCCGGCAGGTGCTGCGCGACGCCTGCACGCACACCTACCGGCGCTGGACCGGCGCCGGCTTCGACTATTCCCAAGCCACCTGCCCCTACACCGGCTCCGCCTGTTTCAAGGCCAGCGGCGATCCCACCGGCAACAGCGCCGAGGACGACTGCGGGCGCAAGGATTCCGACTGCAAGAAGCGCTTCGGCGAGACCGCGGTGCTGCCCACGCGCGCCTTCCCCGGCGTCGCCCGAGTGAGGATCTGATCCCATGTTCACGCCCGATGCCGTCGCGGCCATGCAGGCCCACGCCATCGCCGCCTTCCCCGAGGAAAGCTGCGGCTTGGTGGTCGACAACGCTTACAGGCCGCTCGCCAACACGCACCCCGACCCGACCCGCCACTTCCACATCGCCGACGCCGATTACCTGACCCACGCGGACGGGCTTCAGGCGGTGGTCCATTCCCACCCGATGGGGCCGCTGCACCCGTCGGGCGACGACATGCGCGGCCAACTGGCGACCGGCGTGCCGTGGGCGATCATCCCCACCGACGGCGAGGCCGCCGGCGCCCCGATCGTCTGGGGCGCCGGTGCGCCGGTGCCGCCGCTGATCGGCCGGCCGTTCGTGCACGGCGTCACCGACTGCTACGCGCTGTGCCGCGACTACTACCGCGACACCCTCGGCATCGCCGTGACCGATCAGGCGCGCGACGACGAATGGTGGGACCATGGCGAGAATCTCTACCTCGACGGCTTCCAGGAACGCGGCTTCGTCACCGTCGACCGCGCCATGATGCGCCCCGACGACGTGGTGCTGATGGCCATCCGCTCCAAGGTGCCCAACCACGCCGGCATCGTCATGCCGAACGGTCTGATTCTGCACCATCTGCAAAAGCGCCTGTCGCGCCGCGAGCCGCTCGGCCCGTGGATGCGCTATGTGACGCACGTCCTTCGTCACAGGAGTGTCGCGCCATGATGCGCCGCGTCCATCTCTACGGCGCGCTGCGCAAGGAGTTCGGCAAGGGCTTCACGCTCGACGTGGACTCGGTTGCCGAGGTCGCCCGCGCGCTCGAAGCCAACTTCCCCGGCCGCTTCTTCAAGGCCTTGCGCGACGGCGCGTTCAAGCTGGTGCGCGGCGACAGGCGCAGCGGCCTGGTGCTGAACGAGCAGGAGCTGACCTTCCGACTCGGCAGCGGCGACCTGCACATCATCCCGGTGCCGAAGGGGGCGGCGGCCAGCCAGAGATCCAAGGGCGGCGCCAAGGCGGTGATCGGCGTCGCCATCATGGCGGTGGCGATCATCGCCGCCCCAGCCTCCGCAGGCACTTCGCTCGGCGGCTTGGTCGTTACACAAACCGGCGCGCTGACCGCCTACGGCACCGCCGCCATGTTCGGCCTGTCGATGGCGCTGTCCGGCGTCTCGATGATGCTCAGCCCACAGGCCAAAATGGGCGACCTGGAGCAGGTCGAGAACCGCAAGTCGTTCCTCTTCAACGGGCCGGTCAACTCCATCGAGCAGGGCGGCCCGGTGCCGCTCATCTACGGCCGCCTGCGCGTCGGGTCGACTGTCGTCTCCGCCGGCATGGCCCCGGAACAGATCATGTCCGGCGGCCCCACCGGTGGCAACGGGTCGGAGATGACCACGGTGGTGCTGGCGGGCTCGCTGTGGATCGTCACTACGACGTACCCCGACATCAGCCACTTCCATGTCGGCACGGTCCGGGGCGGCACGCTGCATCTGGCCGACCACACGCCGGTCGAGGCCGACAGCCTGCTCACCGTCGCCCAGGTGGCCGGCGGCCTGCGCTTCATCCCCGACGACGACGAATTCACCCGCGGCGTCTTCGCGATCCAGGCGGCCCGCCGGGTCGGCAACGACTACAACTTCGTCGGCGCGCTCGTCGAGACCGAGGCCGGCGGCTACACCGATCCCTGGGGGCGCTCCGGCTTCAATGGCCCCGTCGCCGATGGCGGCATCTCGGGCTCGGGCGGCGGCAAGGGCGGCGGCGGCGGTTCGGGTGGTGCCCGCGAGGACGCCGACAGCCTGCAATCCCGCTCGACCGCGCGCGTCGTCGACCTGATCGGCGAGGGCGAGCTGGAGGAACTGCCCGTCGGCAAGTCCAAAGGTGTCTACTTCGACGGAACGCCGCTCGAGAACGCCGACGGCACGTTGAATTTCAAGGGCGTGAGCTGGCAAAGCCGGGTCGGTCTGCCGAGCCAGGACCACATCGCCGGCTTCGCCGCCGCCGAGAACGAAATCGCCGTCTCCACCCGCGTGCGCGCCGACACGCCGGTGATCCGCACCATCACCGACACCGACGCGCTGCGCGTCACGCTGCGCTTCCCGATGATGACCCAGCAGGACGCCGACGACGGCGATCTGCACGGTTCGAAGGTGCAGATCGCCATCGACGTGCGGCCCTACGGCGGCGGCTGGCGCGAGACCATCACCGACACCATCGAGGGCAAGGCCACCGCCGCCTACGAGCGCGCCTACCGCATCGAACTTCCGGAAGGCGGCGCGCCGTGGGACGTGCGGGTGCGCCGCCTCACCCCGGACAGCACCAGCGCGACCGTCCAGAACGAGAGCTGGTGGTCGAGCTACACGCAGATCGTCGACGGCAAATACAGCTACCCGGACAGCGCGCTGATCGCGCTGACCGTCGACAGCGAGCAGTTCGGCTCGTCGATCCCGGCGCGTGCCTACGACGTCAAAGGCCTGCGCGTCAGCGTGCCCGACATCTACGATCCGGAAAACCACAGCTACGCCAACGGCGGCATCTGGCAGGGCGGCTTCAAGACGGCGTGGACCGACAACCCGGCCTGGGTGCTCTACGACCTGATCACCAACACGCGCTACGGCCTGGGCCGGGTGATCGACGCCAGCCAGATCGACAAATGGAGCCTCTACCAGATCGCGCAATACTGCGATCAACCGGTGCCCAACGGCGCCGGCGGCTGGGAGCCGCGCTTCACCTTCAACGGCATCATCCAGACCCGCGAGGACGCCTACAAGGTCATCCAGTCGATCTGTTCGGCGTTCCGCGGCATGGCCTATTGGGCGGCCGGCCAGGTCTTCGCCAGCGCCGACATGCCGGGCGACGACAGCGTGATCGTCGCGCCGGCTAACGTCCTCGACGGCGTCTTCTCCTACGCGGGAACGGCGCTGAAGGCCCGGCACACCGTCGCCAAGGTGGCGTGGAACGACCCCGCCGACGAGTACCGCGGCGCGATCGAGGTCATCGAGAACACCCGGCTGATCGAGCGCCACGGCCACCGCGAGATCGAAGTGTCGGCGTTCGGCTGCACGAGCCGCAGCCAGGCCCGCCGTCTCGGCCTGTGGATTCTCGACAGCGAGCAGCACGAGACCGAGACCGTCACCTACCGCTGCTCCTTCGACCACCTGGAGGTGACACCCGGACAGATCATCCAGGTCGCCGATCCGGCCTACGCGCTGGTGCGCCTGGGCGGGCGGGTGGCCGCGGCGACGGTGGGCCGGGTGACGCTCGACGCCCCGGTGACGCTTGAGGCCGGACACGCCTACACGCTGTCCGTGACGCTCCCCGACGGCCGCGTCCTCGACCGCGCGGTGGCCGGTGGGATCGGCGAGCACAGCGCGTTGACGCTGGTCGACCCGTTGCCGGTGGCTCCCGACGCCGGGGCGATGTGGTCGCTGTCGAGCGCCAGCCTGACCCCACGCCGCTTCCGTGTCCGCAGCATCCGCGAGCTGGAGCCCAACGTCTTCGAGGTGACGGCGCTCCTGCACGACCCGACCAAGTACGCGCGGGTCGAACAGGGTCTCAACCTGCCGGCACCGGCCTACCAGGGCGGCGTCACCCCGCTGCCGGCGCCAGCCAACCTGCGGGCGGTGGAAAGCGTCTATTGGGTCAACGGGCTGCCGCAGGCCCGCGTCTCGGTGAGCTGGACGACGAGCAACCTGCCCGAGATCGCCGGCTACCGCGCCGACGTGATGACGCCGGGCGGCCAGTGGCAGGAATGGGCGACGACGCGCGTCGGCGGCTTCGACATCGAGCCGGCGGCCGAGGGCCGCTACACCATCCGCGTCACCACGCTCGGCCACGACAACCGTCGCGCCAGCGCCGAAATCGGCCTGATCGTGCGGGGCAAGGGAACGCCGCCCGGCCAGCCGACCGGGCTGGCGGCGTCCGGCGGCATCCGCCAGATCGCCCTGCGCTGGTCCAACCCGACCGACACCGATCTCGCGCACATCGAGGTGTGGGAAAGCGCGACGAACGACCTGACGACCGCGGAGAAGATCGCCGAGGTCAAGGGCAGCAACTTCATCCGCGCCGGACTCCCCGGTCTCGCGGTGCGTTACTACTGGGTGCGCGCGGTCGATCTCGGCGGCAACATCGGCGACTTCAACTCCAACCTCGGCACCGCCGGCGAAGCCCGCCCGGCCGGCGTGGAGGACATGGCGCAGGCGGTGTGGGACCGCGTCAAGGACGACATCGTCCACAACGTCCCGGACATCGACTTCTCCTTCCTCGACACCCATGTCGAACGCCTGATCCAGCGTCAGGACTTCGCCTTCCTCGACGCCCGCGTCGAGGCGGTGATGGCGCGATCGGGGTTCGACAACGCGCTCGCCGAGACGCTGGCCGAGTCGGTGCGCCTCGGCTACGAACGCTTCGAGGCGTTGCAGCAGACGCGCGGCGACAGCCGCCGCCGCTTCGCCGCCGTCGACCAGCGCATCACCCAAGAGGTCTCCGACCGGCAGGCGCTCGCCGAGACGGTCACCGAGATGGGCGCCGCCTGGGAGCACAACCGGGCCATCATCACCGGCCGCCTCACCGCGCAGGCCGACGACCTCGGCGCGCTCGCCGAGGAGGTGACCCTGCTCGCCGCCAAGACCGGCGAGGACATCGCGGCGGCGGCTCTGACCGAATCCCGCGCCCGCACCGATGCCGACACCGCCCTGGCCGAAAGCATCCACGACCTGACCGCAACGGTCGGCGACAACCGCGCGCTCGCCGAGGAGCGTTGGCGCACCCTCGCCGACGCCGATTCCGCCGAAGCGGCCAGCCGCACCGTCCTGGAGGGCAAGGTGGACGGCAACTGGGCGCGCTTCGTCGCCGAGCAGACCGCCCGCGCCGACGCCGAACGGGCGCTCGCCGAGGACATCCGGACGCTGCGCAGCGACGTCGATGGCAACGTCGCGGCGATCGGGCGCGATCTGCAGACGCTCGCGCAGACCGACGAGGTGCAGGCCAAGGACATCACGACGCTGTTCGGTCGGGTTGGAGACAGCATGGCGGCGCTGTCCAACGAAACGATGATACGCGTCCATGAAGATGGCGCACTGGCCCAGCGCATCACCCAGCAGCGTGTGCAGATAAACAGCGATCTCGCGACGCTTGGCGGCGAACTGCGCTCCTGGGTCGACCATGACTCCGCCGTCGCCACCAACCTGCGCACGCTGAACGCCGAGTTTTCCGGCAATCAGGCGGCGGTGGCCGGGGAGATCAAGGCGGTCAGCGACAGCCTCTCGGCGACGGCCACTGACGTCCGGGCGCTCGCCACGCGGGTCGGCGACACCGAGGCGGGCATCGCCAGCGAGAGCCGGGCGCGGGCCGATCTCGACCAGGCGTTGACCGAGACGATCACGCAGCAACGCTCGCAGATCGACAAGAACATCGCCGGTCTGGAGACCTCGCTCAAGACCTGGGTCACCGCCGAGTCCACGGTAGCCCGCAACGTCTCGACACTGCAAACCACGGTCAACGACAACACCACCAAGATCAGCACCCAGCAGAGCAGCATCGACGGATTGCAGGGACGTTACTCAATTACCGTGGACAACAACGGGTACGTCTCGGGCATGGATTTGCTGTCGAACACCAACGACGGCGTGACGCGGTCCAGTTTGATCTTCCGTGTCGACGACTTCATGGTCACCAGGGCCGGCTACGCCAACGTCACGCCGTTCGTCATCACCGCTGTCAACGGCGTCCAAAAGGTCGGCATCAACAGCGCGATCATCGGTGACGCCGTGATCGGGCGGGCGCACATCGGCGACCTCGTCGTCAACGGCGAGAAGATCGATAACTGGGCGACCAGCTACATGGCCGCCGGGGCAGGCACATGGTCGGCAGCGGTGTCGATGACCACCACCGGCAGGAACATCCTGATCCTGCGGCAGGCAACCATCCACCGGATGACGTGGGTGGCGAGCGGCAACGAGGCGGGCGGGGCATGGGCATGGGTGCCCGACCGCCAGTTCTGGATGTCCATGGAGGGACGCGCGGCGGGCACCCACACCTTCACCGTGGAGGCCCCCGCGCAAGGCGGGGGAAGCCCCGCAAACGCCTGCTATGTTTCCGTGATTGAACTTCGCAAGTGAGGACCCCGCCATGCCCCCCGTAACCGGCACCTTCCGCCACGCCGCCGCTTCTCCGTTCTACATGTCGTTCCTGTTCTACGACCAGACCGGATGTATTCTGCAAACAGGCGAATGCCCCGCCCCTGAGTTCGAGCACCAGAGACCGGGACCAGGCTGCAAGCGTTTGCAAGGCCAAGCCGACCTCACCCGCGATTACGTGGACCTGTCCGGCAATGAGCCGGTGATCCGCGAGCGCCCAGCACTGCTCGGGTTCGACAAAACCCGGATCCTCGCCGACGACACCGACACGGCAACGCTGCGCGGCCTGCCATCGCCCTGTACGGTGTTGGTCAACGGCGTCGCCCACACCGTCGACGGCGGCGAGCTTGCGCTGTCCTGCCACCTGCCGATCCGCCTCACCGTCGTCATCGACGCGTTCCCCTATCTGCCCTTCCAGGAGGTCGTCACATGCGTCTCTCCATCCGCCTGAGCGCCGAGCAGATCGCCGAGGAGCGCCGACGGCGCTACCTCGCCGCCTGGCCGATGCACGCCCAGCTCGAAGCCCAGCACGACGCGGCCAACGGGCGCCCCGAAAAGCTGGAGCGCATGACCATCGATTTCACACGCATCAAGGCCGAATTGCCCTTCCCGGATTGAAATTTGCCGGCCCCGATGATACAGTAAGCGCTTAGATATACTGAGGCCACACCCCATGCTGGCCCAACGGCGACGGAAAGACAGCAATGCCACAAACTTGGTATCGTGACGGCTCCGTCACTCTGATCAACGGCTCCACGGCGGTGACCGGATTCGGTACGCTGTGGGCCTCGCAGGTGTTTCCAGGTGACGTCTTCTCGCCCGACGGCGATCGCTTCTACGAGGTGGCGGCCGTCGCCTCGAACACCGCGCTGACTCTGCGCACGCCCTACACCGGCACGAGCCGCCCGCCGCTTGCCCAGGTCAACACGATCACGCCACGCGTCGTCAGCGCCAACACCGCGCAGACCGACGAGATCTCCATCAATGACTTCGTCTACCAGTTCACCAGCGACGCCTCGCCGACCGTGGCCGAGATCTGCGCCGGCCTGGCCGCCCGCATCAACGCCTCGCCAACCTGCCCGATGACCGCCGTGGCGACGGGCGGCACCCTCGTCCTGACCGCCAAGACTCCGGGCCAACCGCTCACCGTCATCGTCTCGGTCAATCTGACCAGCGGCCTGACCGCCCCGGCCAGCGCCGGTTCCGGCTACATGGTGATCCGGAACTTCGCCGGCACCATGGCCGCCGATATCGCCAACCGCATGGCTGATCTGGTCCGCAAATGGCAGCTGCGCGAGGACGAGTTCGTCGCCTGGATGGCTGGCGACCCGCGTGGCGGGCCGAACGGCGACGGCAAATATCCGCTGACCGACACGCAGGGCAATGTGCGCCTCGTCGAGACACCATCGGCGTTGCTGGAGATGATTGACGGTGGCCTGATGGACAATGTCCAGCTGGTGATCGACGCGGTCGAGGACGATGTCGTGGCGGCCCAGTTGGCGGCGACCGAAGCGTCCGAAGCGGCGGTGGCCACGGCGGCGGCGCGCAACGCCGCTCAGGCCAGCCAGGCGGCGGCCCTGGCCAGCGAAACCAGCGCAAAGGCCAGCGAAACCGCTGCCAAGGCGAGCGCCCAGGCCGGATCGGCAAGCGCCGGGGCTGCGGCGCAGTCGGCTCTGACGGCGGCCCGGGCCGAGACGTCGGCCCTGGCTGCGAAGACCGCGGCCGAGACGGCGAACGCCGGCGCCCAAGCGGCGAAGACGGCGGCGGAGGGGGCGTCCGCCGCCGCCAAGGCCAGCGAGACCGCGGCGAAGGGCAGCGAAACGGCCACCAAGACGAGCGAGACCGGAGCCGCGGCGAGCGCCCAGACGGCGACGACCCGCGCCACGGCCAGCGCCACCTCGGCCTCCCAGGCCGCGAGCAGCGCGACCGCCGCCGCCGGTTCGGCGTCCGCAGCCGCGACCAGCGCGCAGACGGCAACGACCAAGGCGAGCGAGGCGGCGGCCAGCGCGGCGGCGGCCAAGACCAGCGAAACCAACGCCAAGACCAGCGAAACCAACGCCGCCGGCTCCGCCTCGGCGGCGGCCGGATCGGCCTCCAACGCCGCGACCAGCGCCCAGGCGGCGGCCGGGTCGGCGACGCAGACCAGCGCGGGCGCCGCCAAGGCATCGGAAACCGCGGCGGCCACCGCGGCCGCCCAGGGACAGGGCAGCGCTTCGGCATCGGCGGCATCGGCAACCCAGGCGGCGGCCTCGGCGACCACCGCCGCGACCAAGGCCGGCGACGCTTCCACCAGCGCCAACGCCGCTGCGAACAGCGCCAACGCCGCGCAAGGCAGCGCCAACACCGCCGCCACCCACCTGTCGGGCGTGCAGGCCAACGCCACCGCCGCGGCGAACGCCCGCACGGCGGCCGAAGGGGCACGCGACCAGGCCGCGGCGAGCGCGGCGACCGCGGCCTCCAGCGCCCAGGCCGCCGACGCCAGCGCGCAGTCGGCTTCGGCCGGCGCCACCAACGCCAACACCGCTGCCGCGGTGGCCGGCACCTCGGCGACCGATGCCGTCAACGCCAAGGTCGACGCCGTGTCGGCGCGCGACAGCGCGCAGCAGCTGCGCGATCAGGCGTCGGCGCAGCGCGAGCTGGCGGCGGCCTGGGCGTCAAACGGCTTCAACGTGCCGGTGCAGTCCGGCGCCTACTCGGCGCTGCACTGGGCGGCGATGGCCAAGGAGTATGCGGACACCGCTGGAACCATCGTCGGCGGCTTCAGCTTCTCCGCCATCGGCGACGGCAACCAGCAGAAATTCACCGCCTCGATGCCCGGCGACACGATGCACTTCGTGCAGGGCTCGAACATCAACATCAACTACGACGCAGCGCTCAAGCGCCTGACCTTTTCGGCCACCTCGAAACCGGTGGACACCGAGCATGCGGGCCTCGCCGTGCGCGACGACAACACGGCGGGCAAGACCTTCCTGTCGCTCGTCCCGGCCAACATCGCCCACCAGTCGCTCGGCGGCGCCGGGACCAACACGCACGCGCAGATCGACGCCCATCTTGGCAGCGTCGGCAACCCGCACGGCACCACGGCCGCCCAGGTCGCCATCACGGCAATTTCCGGCTTGGCGGGATCGCAGGTGCAGGCGGCTCTGGCCGACTTGCAGGACAAGAAGGCCACAAAGGACAGCCCCACCTTTTCCGGCGTGGTGACGCTCGCGCAGGACCCGACGAACGACCTGCACGCCGCCACCCGCCGGTACGTGGAGAGCCGTCCGGCCAAGCTGTCCGCGCGCTTCGCCACGACGGGCGACCTCGGCACGGTTCTGGCGACCACCCAGACGCTGACCGGACCGTCCGCCAGCTACGCGACGACCGGCACCACGATCAACGGTTCGAACAGCGTGACCGGGGTTGCCGATGCGGTGAGCCGCATCAAGATCGGCGCGACGGTCACCGGCACCGGCATTCCGGCGTCCACGACGGTGTCCGCCGTGTCCGGGACGACGGTAACGCTGTCGGCCAACGCCACGGTGTCCGGCACGCCGTCTCTGACCTTCACCCAGACCATCGGCGCTCTGACCGTTGATGGCGGCACTCCCGGGCTGCTCGACCGTGTTCTCGTCAAGGACCAGACGACGGGCGGCCAGCGCGGGTTGTACGTCGTGTCGACGGTCGGCACCACCTCGGTGCCCTGGGTGCTGACGCGGACGACCGACACGGACAGCTGGGCGGACCTCGTCGGGGCGATGGTCAGCGTCAACGAAGGGGCAACGAACGCCGGAACGTTGTGGCTTTCCAACGCCACACCCTACGACGGCGTGCTCGGCACGACGGTGCTGACATGGAGCGCCGTGCACAACGCACAAAGCAAGGCGCTCAACACCCTGGCGACGAACGGGCTGATCGCCCGCACGTCGGCTGGGACGGTGACGGCCCGCACCATCACCGGCACGAGCAGCGAAGTCCTGGTTACCAACGGCGACGGTGTGTCCGGCAACCCGACGCTCAGCCTGCCCGCCACGCTGGCCCTCGGTGGCAAGGCGGTGACGGTCGGCGACGCCAACTTCACCATCCAGGACACCGCCGACCCCACCAAGCTGGTCAAGTTCGAACTCGGCAACCTGTCTGCCGGAACGACGCGCACGCTGACGGTGCCCAACGCTTCGGGCACGCTGAGCCTGGACGGTCACACCCACGACTGGAGCGCCATCGTCAGTGGCAAGCCGGACAGCGCCCGCGGCTACGGCATCCTCGACACCTTGTCCAACGGGCCGGTGCAGCAGGTCGGCCACTTCGCCGGATTGAAGCTGTGGGACACCGATGGCTCGCACATTGTCAACGTCGCCATCGGTTCCGACGTGTCGGCGGAACGGTCGCTGACGGTCTACACGGGCGACGCCAACCGCGCACTGACGCTGAATGGCGATGCCACGATCAGCGGCACCAACACCGGCGACCAGACGATCACCCTGACCGGTGACGTGACGGGCTCAGGCACCGGCGGCTTCGCCACGTCCATTGCCAACAACGCTGTGAGCAACGCCAAGCTGCGGCAGGGCGCCGCGACTTCGGTGATCGGACGGGCCGCCAACAGCGCGGGCAACGTCGCCGACATCGCCGCGACCGCCGACAACACCTTCCTGGCGCGGCGCGGCGGCTTGCTCACATTCACCAGCCCGACCTGGGGCGACATCACCAACGCCAGCAAGCCCACCAGCCTGTCCGGGTACGGCATCACCGACGCGCAGCCGCTCAACGCCATGCTCACCACATTGGCGGGCCTCGACGGCAACGCTGGCGTGCTGGTGCAGACGGCGTCGAACGCCGTGTCCAAGCGCGGCATCGGCACCATCAACGCCAGCGACATTCTCGACCGCACAGCGGGCGACAGCCGCTACGCCCAGGTGACCGGCAACGTAACCTTCGGCGGAAACCTCTACGTCAGCAACGGACACCCCTCGGTAAACTTCCGGGAGAGCGATGCCGCCGCCGACACCAAAGCGTGGACTCTGGACGTCGAGAACGGGCGTTTCCTCGGCATGCTGGCAAATGACAGCAACACGGCCTGGACGACTTGGCTGAACGTGCAGCGGTCAGGGATGACGGTGTCCGACATCGCCCTGTCCGGCAGCGCCCTGACCTTCAACGGCAGCAACATCCTGACCACGGCGACCGGCGCTCAGCTGTCTGGGGCGGCGTTCACCGGCAACGTCACGATGCGCACCGCTGGGGGCGGAAACCTCAAGGTGCTCGGCACCGGCAACGCGGGGGTGGAACTCGGGCGCGACGACGGCGTTGCCAGCACGCCGTTCCTGTACTTCCATTCCGGGGCGACCTACACGACCTATGACGTGTCGCTGATGGCGTCGGGCGGGAACGGGACCAACGGGCAGGGCACGCTCAACATCCAATCGGCCCTGCTCCAACACAACGGCAGCAACGTCCTGACCACCGCGCACTGGTCCACCCAGGCGACGCCGAACACGGCGATGCTGCGCGATGGCGCAGCGAACGTGGCGGCAGCGGCCTACACGGCGTCCGGCACCTACCCGGCGCTGTTCTTCCACGACACCGACGCCACCACCAACAGCAAGCGGTGGCGTCTGGCGGCGAACACCGCGCAGATGGACATTGCCATCGACTCCGACGACTTTTCGTCGTCGGTCGGCGTGATGTCGTTCTACCGCAACACCACCACGCCGACCGGAATCAGCGCGTGGGCTCCTTTCACGGTCAACGCGAATGTTGCGGCCAACGGAGCGCATCTGCACCTGCAAACCGGCGGCGGCTCGCTGGGCCGGAAGTCGGTGATCCGACACTACGGCACGTTCGCCGGGGGCACCGCCGATACCGGGCAACGGGTGGTCGGGCGCACCGAGGCCGGATTCAGCACCGCCAACTGGGGGACTGAGTACTACGCGATCTGCCTGAACTCAGCGACCAACGACGCGGCCTCCGACGCCAACATGACCGCCTACCTGACACTGACCAAGGACACGGCGCAGTTCAAGGCGAAGACGGAAACCTACCTCGCCCAGCTCGGCACGACAGTCGGCAACTCCGTCCTGCATAATCAGGCGGTCTCTGGCTCCGGTACGTCCAACACCGACTCTCTGCGTACATCCATCCAGCGGTTTTCCGGTGGCCCTAGCAACGCATGGAACTCGGCGGGGTGGCGTATCCAGCGACAGGTGGACACCACACCGCAGGGGTTCATCCAGTTCGGCGGCGAGGGGGATGGCTACGGCGTCTCCATCGGCTCCGGTGCGGGGATGCCCTCCCGGCTGTACGTCCCGTCCTCGGGCGATGTCGTCGTCAACGGCGCCGGCCTGACCGTCAGCCCAGAGGCGGCGGGTGACGTGACGGTGGGAAAATGGTCGGAGCTCTCCGCCGCGCCGAACGGCAGCGCTGCCGTCGGCTCGAACCTGTACCTCGACAACAGCAACATCTTGCGCGCCAAGTGGGCGCATGGCTCCATCGGTTCACGCGGCATTCTGTTCAACTACCCGTCTTGGGGGGACGTGCGCGTTGTCAGCTACTCCGGGGCGACGACGGCCAATCAGGACCTCTCGGCCCAGCCGACCTACCGGCTCTATCACGAAGGGAACCTCACCGGGGCGTGGCTGGGCCAAGACCTGCGCACCTCCGCAGCGCCGACGTTCAATGGGGTCGCGTCCAACGGCTCCATCCTCGCGCTGGCCTCCAATGGCATCCGCCACAAGCAGAGCAGCGGCGCCACGGGGGTTGGCGTCATCCACCGTAACGACGGCGGCAATTTTTGGCTCTTGCTGACCAATAACGGCGACGCCAACGGCGACTGGAACACCCTGCGCCCGTTCCAGATGAACCTTACCTCGGGCCAGATGACATTTGGTCACGGCGCCATCGTCCGGTCCGGGCTTTTGACGGACGCTCTGCGTATTGGCTCCCTCAATTCGTCCATCGATGGTGAGACCCTGTCGGTGTCCCCAGGCTCTGGAACGACCGGGCAGAACGTCCGCATCGGCATCCGCAACTCCGGTAATGGTGACGGCTCCCCCAACGCCGTGTTCCTCGGCGTCGACGGCAACGCCTTGGCGGGGCGAGCCTTCATCGACACCCGCGCTTATGGCGTGGCGTCGGCGACCCCGTTGGATCTCCGGATCGGCGGCACGACCAACGTGACGCTCGCCGCCGATGGCATGCTGACGGTCGGCCGGAACCTGTCGACACAGTACCCAGCGGCGCTCGCCATTGCGGAGAGCACCCACGCCACCAGCCGTCGCGCCGCCATGGTGGTCGGTAGCTGGGTAATCGGCCAGGACTCGCCAGCCAATGGCACCCGCGACCTCTTCATCTACGGGATCGACCCCGACCTCCATGTTCTCAAGGCGGGCCTGAACGGTGTCGTTGATTTCGCCAAGACCCCGACCGTTGCCGGCAGAACGATGCTGAACTCGGCGAACTTCAGCCCGTTCAAGAACAAACTGCACAACGCCAATATGCAGGTACGGCAGCGCGGGATCGGCCCCATCGTCACGCCGGGCTTTCTGGCTGACCGCTGGACGACCATCGCCAACACAGCAACCTTCACGGACAAGGTCTATACCCAGATCGTGTATGACATCAACAGCGGCAGCAACTGGCTGGAGCTCCGGATGTCGAACGCGGTGACCAGTGGGGGATCGTCGGTGGACGCCCTGCTTCTCCAGCAATCCGTCCCAGCCGAAGATGCGAGCGATCTGCGCTGGGGGACGCCCTGGGCGAAGCCCGCAACCCTATCGTTCCGCTACCAGACCAACGCGCCAGGCGTCTACACCGTTGTCATCCGTTCTGGCGACGCCGGACGGTCGTGGGTCGGCACTTTCGCGGCCATCGCGGGCGAGGGCACCGTCACCCTTTCAATCCCCGCCCCCACCTCCGGAAACTTCATGTCGGTGGCTGGATTCAGCTTCGCCGTGTGCTTGGCAGCAGGCGGCGATTACCGGACGAACACCTCCGGGCAGTGGGTGACGGGCAACCGCATCGGCGTCAGTGGCATGGGAAACTTCACCGGCACCGCTGGAAACTACTTCCGGATCACCGAGGCGGTTGTCGCTGAGGGCACCGACACCCTGCCCTACGCCGCCCTGGCCGTGCCCTACGCCCTCGACCTCGCCCGCTGTCAGCGTTTCTATCAGGTGTTGCCCGACGCCATGGTGTCGGGCTGGGCGGCGCTCGACTGGAGCTACTACACCGAATTCGTCTACCCCGTCCCCATGCGGGCACCGCCCACAGTCACCCTGAACCAAGTCGGGCTGTACAACGCAAAAAATCTCGGAGTCAACTCGGTCAGCGCCACGCGCATCCGCCTCCAGGCGCAGTCCGCCTCGGAAGCCACCTCATACTTCGTTACCCACGTTTACCTCTCTGCGGAGATTTGACATGTATCAACTCACCGCCATGGACGGCCACGTCCGTCGCCTCACCGACAACGCCATCATCCCCGCCGACGAGGGCAACCTCGACTACCGCGCCTACCAGGAATGGCTGGAGGCGGGCAATGCGCCCGCTCCGGCCCCACTGCCCGACGACCCCACCACGGTGCCCGTCACCGTCACACCGCTCCAGGCGCGCAAAGCGTTGCGGGCGGCGGGCCTAAAGGCGGCGGCGGACGCCTTCATCGCCACCCTGCCCGAGGAGGAGCAGGAGGAGTGGGACTACGCGATTGAGGTCCGCCGCGACAACGCGATCATCGCCAAAGCGGCGGCGCATCTCGGGCTTGATGACGACCGGATCGACGCCTTGTTCCGCCGGGCGTCGACCTTTGCCTGATGCGTTCTCTCACCGCCGGCCGGTCGTGGTGCTGGCCGGCGCCATCGGCAACGTTGGGTGATCACTTTTCGCTTGATCGCGCCGACGCCTTCACCGCATAATAAGTAACCGCTTACTCATGGAGAAAGAGGACGCCGATTTGAGCCATGTCAACAAAGTGCATGGCTCCGCGACCAGCACCGTCGGCCTGTCCAGCCGCCACTCCATGGGCACGGAAACAGCGTAGGGCCGTCGCCATGATGCACAGCCGCACCGGACGGCACCTCGTCCAGACGCTCGACGGGGGCGGCCTCCCGTCGAGCGCTTCTGCCACCAACCACAACCCATCAGAAGAAAGACCATCATGTCCGACACCACCACCGCCCCGACCACCGCTCCGGCCGCGTCCGCTCCGGAATCCCGTCCGGCAACGCACATCGCGCTTCCTGTCGAGCTGGCCAACGGCATCCTCGGCTATCTGGCCCAGCGCCCCTACGGCGAGGTTGCCGACCTGATCAAGGGCATGGAGACGACCAGCGTCGGCGTCGCCCCCTGATCGCAATCCGCCGGCATCACAAGCCTGCGGTTGAAGACCCCGGCGGCAATGGCGATCCCGGTCGCCAGCGTCGGGTTCGAAATGGAAGCGCAGCGCCGGTCCATGGACCCGCGTCCATCGGCCGGCCTGCCCTCCCACCTTGGCGCGCTCGTCATCGCCAGCGAGCGCGGCCACCGGGCCGGCGGCTTGGTCCGGATCACAGCGTTTCGCGGTCCCAGACTCCGTCGTTCGGCATCGCGCGCAGCTTGTGACGCTCCACTTCGCGCTTCGTCACGGAGCGGGGGAAGCTCTCCACGAAGGCGATGAAGCGCGGGATTTTGAAGGCGGCCATGCGGCCCTCGCACCACGCGGCGATGGCGGCCGGCTCCACGCCGCTGCCCGGTTCGCGGATGACGAAGGCCTTCACCTCCTCCTCCCCCTTTTCGGACGGCGTTCCGACCACCACGACCTCGCGCACGCCCGGACACTGGCTGAGCACGCTTTCCACCTCATAGGCCGAGACGTTCTCGCCGCGGCGGCGCAGCCAATGGGCCTGACGGCCCGTGAAGTGCAGATAGCCGTCCGCGTCCAGATGGCCGAGATCGCCGGTGTGCAGCCACAAATTCGACAGGCATTCCAGCGTGCGCTCCGGCGCGTTGAAATAGCCCGACATGAAGATGTGCGGGTAGCGGGGGCGCAGGGCGATCTGGCCGGTGACGCCCGGCGGCATCGGCTGGTCGTCCTCGTCCAGGATGGTCACCTCCGCCCAGCCGTGGGTCAGGCCGTTGGCGCGTGGCTTGGGCGAGTCGATCCGGTTGTTGACGATCAGCACGCCGCCGGTCTCGGTCAGCGAATAGACGTTGACGAAGCCGATGCCGAAGCGCTCCACGAAGCGGTCGGAGACGGCGGGCGGGATCTGCCCCGTCACCCCCAGCGAGACGCGCACCCGGTGGTCGCGGTCGGCCGGGCTCTCCGGCTGTTCGGTCAGCACGGTGATCATGGTGCCGATGAGATCGACGATGGTCGCCCCGGTCTCCCTCACCCGCGCCCAGAAATTGCTGCCGCTGAAGCGGCGGTCGATCACCGCGGGGATGTCGGCGACCATCGGTCCCATCACCCCCAGCATCAGCCCTCCGACGTGGAACAGCGTCAGGATCGAATAATGCACATCGTCCGGCCGCGTCTCGAACGCCTCCACATAGCGCATTCCCGCCGCGATCCAGGCGAAATGCGGCAGCAGGGCACCCTTGGGCAGGCCGGTGGTGCCGCCGGTGTAGATGATGACCGCGGGATCGCCACCGGACACCGCCACCACCGGCAGCGGATGCCCCGGCTCCAGAAGCTCGGCGAAGGGCGGGAAATGACCGCCTCCCCTCCCCTCGCCGTCCTCCACGGCGTAGACGCGCATGCGGGGCAATCGGTCCGCGACCGCCTCCACCCGCTCCGCCAATTCCCCGTCCACCACCAGGACGGCGGGCGTGGCGTTGGTCAGGGTGTGGACGAGATCCTCCCCCACCAGACCGGCGTTCAGCGGTACCCAGATCGCCCCCAGCTTGCCGGCGGCGACCCAGGTCAGCAGATGCTCCGGCGCGTTGCGCAGGAAGCAGGCGACCCGGTCGCCCCGGCGCACCCCCAGCCGGTGCAGGTTGGCGGCCACGCGGCTGGACTCCCCTTCCAGCTCGCGATAGCTCATCGCCCGCCCGGCGACGGTCAGCCGCGGGGCGTCCCCGTGCTGCGCCGCGCGGGCGGCGACCAGAGCCGGCAGGGTTTCCCATTGCACCGGAACGCCGTGGATGCTGCGCGTGATGGTCAT